TCAGGACAGCCTCCTCAACCGTACCTTCGGTTTCGATCGTGGGGTACCCGACCTCCGGCCAGAACAGCTCAATCGGCCCACCCAACAGGAGTCCTGGAACGTCTTTCCTCACCGCCCCATTAGGCCTCATCACGTAAATTACCGGACCCTCGGCTCCAGGTTCCACCCAAATGATGTGCTTGTACATGTTCCTCCTTAGTTAACTAAAGGCCCCGACACCGCTGGAAGCGTCGGGGCCTAGGGGTATTAGAGTTCTCGCCTCCACCTGAGGTGCCAGCGACGTTCGAAACCTATTTAGTTGTGACCTAGTAGCTTACTTCGTCATCCGCCAGGATGTAGTTTACCTGGATGTAGGCCCAGGTGATGGTGCCCCCACCTACCTCGTCAACCTGAGCGATGATGGGCTGTCCAGCCACCACCAGGTTGCCCGCCAAGCCCGCGAGCACCGCCTCGAAGATGGTGTCGTCCACCAAGCTGGCAGCCAGGACCTCGGTAACCAGGCGGTTGCCGACCGCGGCAGCCGAGTCAGAGAGGGTCGGTACCAAAACGTTTACGAAGTCACCCGCGGTGGCGCCCTCGGTGAGCACCTGCACGCCCGTGACGATAATGTTCACCTGAGGAATGAAGATCACCCGCCGCGCCGAAGCACCGGTGATGGCGTGAAACTGGGTCGAAGCGTGCCGCAGGACCTCTTGGCCCTTGCCTACCTCGTCCCCTCCGCGTTTAGCGGTAGTGTAGAGTACCTTAACTTGTCTAACCCCTGGAAACGCCACACTCTTACCCCTCCCTTTCTAGTAGCTTACCTCGGCGTCCGCTAGAATGTAATTCACCTGCACGTAGGCCCAGGTGATGGTTCCAGCTCCGGCCTCTACGAACTGAGCAATGACGGGCTGCCCGGCTACCACCCGGTTGCCGGCCAACCCCAAAAGCGGGGCCTCGAAAATGGTGTCATCCACCAGGTTGGCAGCTAGCACCGGGTTGATCAGGCGGTTGGCCGCCCCGGCGGCAGTGTCCGAGAGAAGCGGGGTCAAAACCTCAATGGTGTCGTCAGCGGTTGCGCCCTCGGTAAGGGTTTGAATCCCAGTGATGATGATGTCCACCTGGGGGATGAAAATCGTCCGACGGGCGGTAGCGGCGCTGATGGCGTGCACCTGAACCGAGGCGTGCCGCAGGACCTCCTGGCCCTTGCCGACCTCGTCCCCACCGCGCTTAGCGGTGGTAAAGAGGACCTTAACCTGTCGAACTCCTGGAAATGCCATTGTCTTACCTCTTTAGGCCTAGCGCTACCGGCCAGGCTTGTCTTCGATGTCCACCCTGATGGCACCGGCTGCACAGGGTAACCAGGTGGGTCTCGTCACGGCAGGCGGCATCGTAACAGAGGTGATGTACCTCGATACGTTTCGCTGCCCTCTTGCCGTCGTGCAGGTTAACCAACCTGCAGGTGTACCGGTCACGTGCCAGTATCCCCTGTCTCACCTGAGGCCAGTCTTCCCCGTAGACGTCCCCAGGAACCCCGTCGGGCCGCTTGCGATTGGTTGTGCGGGCCTGGCAGCTAGTTGAGCAGAACCGGACCCTTGTCAGGGAGGGTGGGGTGCTGATAATGCTCCCACACCCTGGGCGACTGCACTGCCTCACTACGGGATCCTTGGCGTTCCAGGCAGTCTTGTTTGTCTTCCAGTGCTTTCCAGTAGAAGCGGAATTTACCCACCCTGTTGCTCTCTTAGCTTCCAATGCTTTAACTGCCTTTTCTCGTGCCTCTTTGGTCCATCCGGGCATGATTTTCTTCCTTCAGGGAAGAGGTAAAGTTGGAGTTCCTCCACCCCTTCCCTAGTGCTTATGTCCTAGGTAAGGTTAGTATTATCGCTCAAATCGGTCACCTTTCCCTGTGCTCGGAAGTTAAGGCACCTCAGGTTTGCGGCCGTGAGGAATATGGCCTTGATTCCAAGCATATTATTATGTAAATAGTCCTTGCTCTCCATGTACTGAGTGGTGAAGAGTACCGGGATCTCTAGGTACCGGGTGTCCAGCACGAAGACGTCGGTTCCCCGAACCGCGTCCCCGTTGGCCGCCAGCTGCCACACCGGAGCGGTGTCCACGTCCGCGAAAAGCGGGATCTTCTTGTAGGTGGCCAGCTCAAAGCCGGTCTCGTAGCCCGGCAGGGTGGCCTCACCCGCCATCTTCACCTGGAACTTGCCCTCACCGATGAAGTGCTGGTTGGCCTGCAGGATGGTGCCCAGGCGAACCTCCTGCTCAACTCCGCTCAGGAGCAGGTCAGGCTGGAAGCCGTTCTGCCGGATGACCTGGATCACGTTGTCCAGGTGGGAGGTGGCTAGGTGCCGCAGGGTGCCGGAGTTGCTGTTGATCCGACCAGCCGCGTTCCACCCGCCAGCGGTGCGACCACCGAAGGCCAGGTTGGCGTACATGGGACTGTTGGTCACCGCAACGCCGTTGATGTTCCGACCATGCTGTTGCACCACGTCGTCCAGGGACGAGAGGCCCAGCCGAGTGCGAGTGTAGAAGATGGCGTCGACAGCAGGGGAGGCACCACCGCCAGTCAAGGTGTAGGTGATAACATCACCCACGATGGCGGTAATGGTGATGAACCGGCCGGCGGCTTCGTCACCAGTGTAGTGGAAGGTGTCTCCAATGGAGACGTAGGCTCCGCCACCGGTCACCAGGGTGCCAGTGGTGGCGTCAGTGTCCACCGCCAGGCGAATCCCGCCGGGAGACAAGAGCATCTGGTTGACCTTTTTCAGGTGGTCGACCTCGGCCGACTCCTGCGCCACGGCCAGCGCGTCCCCGATCCCACCCTCCTGGGTGCCCAGGAACTGGGCCAGGGAGCTCACGCCCAGCGAGCTCACGATAAAGGAGGGCTGGTTGAAGAGAGACTGCAGGTCTGGGGTGTCGATGGTCGGCAGGGCGTCAGTCTCACCAAGGCCCTGGGTCGACAGGTTCCGGCCGGAGCGAATCCTCCAACCGGTGGTGGGGCCCCACGGTACCTTCCGGAGCATGTTAAAGGCAGTGGTACGGCTGTTCAGGGAGTCCCAGACCTTAGCCCCAAAGGTATTGGTGAAGAAGTCACCAGCGATGGTCGTATCACCGGCGGTGGTGATGTCCTTCCGCAACAGGGCTCCAGGTCCAAAGTACCCGTACTGGGCACTCCGACCTCCCCCTGGAGCGGTGGCCATGAAGTCGGCCAAGGTTCGCGGCTGAAAGCCAACGGCCTTGTTCATCATGCCGGTGTTATAGTGGCTATCGTTTTGGTTTACTATCTGACGGGTAACCATGGTGTTTCCTCTCACCTCTTAACTTTTAACTGGGCGTTGGTCTCAGAGCTACCTAGAACAGGGGCTTCAGGTCTCCGACCTGGATCCGGAACTTGTTCATTTCCTTCCAGGGGAGGCTCTTAAACGCGGCCTCCATGTCCCGGGTCATCACCGGGTTGCCGGCGTCCCCGGCCCTCTCTCCAGTGACTAGAGTTGGAACCAACTCCTTGGCGATGACTGTTCCGCCTCCGCTGAAGGCATCCAACCGCTTGCTCAGGGCCAGCATCTGAGTGGTCATGGCCTTGTACACGCCGTTGGCGCTATCTCGAAGTGCATTTCCACCTGGTCCAAAGGTCTCGTCCTCGCGATTCCCGCCCTGCTTTCCAGCCGGGGCGGGCTCGTTGCCCGGGGTGTTGCTGTCCTTCTCGTTCCAGGGAGCGTCGTGCTCATCAGTGCGCACCCGTGCCGCGTGGGCGAACCCCATGCTGTAGCTGCGCATGGCCGCCTCTAGGGTCTTAAAAGCCATGGCCAGCTCGTCATCCGCAGGTTTACCTGGACCCGCCATCGCTGGATCCCCGCCCACAGGTGGACAGTCAGCCCCAGCCGCGGCTGGGTCCATCCCAGGCAGCGGGGCGGGAGCCTCCTCTTCCATTCCGGGGAAGTCCTTGACCAGGATAGCCTTGGCTAGGGTCTGCATGCAGCCAGCCAGGACCTTTACGTCGTTCTGCAGGGTCTCCAGTTCAGTGGCCACGTTAGCTCACCTCTTACGTTGCGAGGGATCTCCCTCTGTTACCTGAGGCCAATCATATACCCTAACGAGACACGTGTAAAACAAAACAAGGCAGAACTCACGAAGTTCTGCAATGACGAGAGGAAGGAGGGAAGAGGTCTACCTTTTCTTAATGATTCTAACCGAACCGTCCTTCCACATGTTAGGGCTCATGCTCTTGTGGATCACGGTAAATTTTGCTTCAGGATTCACGCCTTCTTCACAGA